GCACTGATATGCATACTCTTACCGAACACTTTTTGAAAAATGAGAAACTTCCTACGGTTCAACCCATCTCTGATTTTCTCTTCAAGATCTCAAAGCAAACTCTAAAAAATATTAATAATATTTACGCTTTGGAAGGTTCCCTATATAGTAAGGAACTTGGTATTGCTGGAACGGTTGACTGTATTGCCGAATATAACGGTGAGTTAGCAATAATCGATTTTAAAACATCTGCAAAACCCAAACCACGAGAGTGGATCGATAACTACTTCGTGCAATGTATGGCATACGGTTGTATGTTGTATGAACTGACAGGTATTTCTGTCAAAAAACTTGTAATCATTATGGCTTGTGAAAATGGAGAATGCGTGGTCTATGAAGAACGAAACAAATCAAAGTACATCAAACTTCTCAGCAAATATATTAGAAAATTTGTTGCAGATAAACTGGAGCTCTATGGAACCAAATAAGGAACTAGAAAAGGCAATCGAGAATAAATTTTTAACACCATCAAAATTCGCTCTTGAGATTGAAAAAATTGTTGCTGAAGAGAAACTCAATTATATTGATGCTATTGTTCACTATTGTGAAGTAAACGAACTTGAGGTAGAATCGGTAACGAAGCTTGTTTCAAAATCTTTGAAAGAACGCCTCAAGTGGGATGCTATTCGTCTCAACTTTATGAAGAAAACTTCAAGAGCAAAATTACCTCTATGATTTCTCGCGATGAATTAATGCACCATCGCTTACAAGCATGGTTGCGTGAAAATGAAAGCGATAATCTAGAGTATCTTGGAAAAAAACCTGATATTTGTGGTGTATTACACCATTGGTATCGTGTTGGTCAACATAGTGTGACCGTTGATTGTATTGAAAAAATTGATCTTGCAGATGCTGAAAGTGACACCATATGAGACCTACCAGACATATCTTTCTATGAAGAGTCATTTTACTAATCGTAAATATGACTTTTTTAAGTATGGGGGAAAATCTCGCGCTACTGTATCCTCATTTAATAAGAGGAAAGATAAGTATTGGTTTGAAAAAACCTCTAGAAAATATTCTGATAAAGAAGTAGTAGATTTTCTACTAGCAAATTTTGTTTCCACCGACAACCCACAAAACTTATGGATTGGAGAAATTATCAATTCTGGAGAAAGAACATACGCCGAGTGGATGAAACGACAGCAGAGTTTGAGTTACTTGTTCAAAGAACAAAGCAACGAATTACTCTCGGAGAGAAAATTGGAAGAACTCTTCAGTTGTTCCAAAGGTCACCCAGTAATCCTAAAAAGATATCTTGGTGGAAGGACTAGTCTAGAGACTCTGGTGATCTTTAATAAGATCTTTGATTTCGTATCTATTATGGATAAGAGATTGGATGATCCTGTGTGGGAAACTGTGAGTCTTAAAATTAAAAAGTATAATCCCTTCATAAATATTGATGTATTCCAATATAAAAGAGTATTGCGGTCAATAGTTCATGAGTAATTTTTTCGATTCCGAAATCATACAAGAAGAGTTGAAGGAGATTAATACACTCCAGGAAGAGATCTATGGATCTCTCCTTGCCTTCAGTTCTATGGACCGCGATGCAAGGATAGATAAAGTTGAAAAACTAGCAACGTTGCTAGAAAAGCAGAGAGTGATGTATACTAGGTTATCTCTTTCGGACGACCCCAAAGCGGTTGAGATGAAAGAGAACCTACGTAAGTCGGTTGCTATGATGGGGTTTCCCCCTGAGACCGATCTGAATCTACTGTTCGATAGTATGAATAAGACCATTGAATCGCTCAAGGACTATATTGACACCTGAGCAAAACTTCGCTATACTATCCAAGTAAATCCCCCAAATCTAAAAAATCCGAGGAAATCCAAATGTCTTTTGCTGACCTTAAGAAGCAATCTAAACTGGGCTCCCTTACCCAAAAACTGGTTAAGGAAGTTGAAAAAATGAATAATACTGGCGGTTCTGGTGATGACCGTCTCTGGAAACTGGAATGTGATAAGAGCGGCAATGGTTATGCCGTTATCCGTTTCCTACCTGCTCCCGATGGCGAAGATCTGCCATTCGTGAAACTCTACTCCCACGCCTTCCAAGGTCCTGGTGGTTGGTATATTGAAAACTCTCTGACTAGTTTGGGTCAGAAAGATCCTGTGTCTGAATGCAATTCTTTGTTGTGGAACAACGGCACCGATGCTGGTAAAGATGCTGCACGTAAGCAGAAGCGTAAACTCACCTACATTAGCAACATCTATGTTGTAAAGGATCCTACCAATCCTCAGAACGAGGGTAGAGTGATGCTCTATAAGTATGGTAAGAAGATCTTTGATAAACTCACTGCTGCTATGCAACCTGAGTTTGAAGATGAGGAAGCAATCGATCCGTTCGACTTCTGGCAGGGTGCCAACTTCAAACTGAAGGCAAAGAACGTTGCTGGTTATCGTAACTACGACTCCTCCGAGTTTGCTGCACAGTCTGCTCTGCTGGACGATGATGATGCTATGGAAGCAATCTGGAAGAAAGAGAACTCTCTCGCTGAGTTCACTGCTCCTGATCAGTTTAAGGACTATGACGCACTGAAGAAGCGTCTTGATTATGTTCTGGGCAACAAGGGCACCCCTCGTTTCCAAGATCAGGAAACTGTTGAGGCAGAGGAAGATTTCCGCTCTTCTAACCGTGGTCCTGCCCCTCAGGTAACTTCTACACCTGGCGACTTCAATGCAGAGGACATTGTTACTTCCAGTTCTTCTGATGAAGATGATGATGCTCTTTCCTACTTCGCTAAACTTGCTGAAGAGTGATGAAAGATCTTAAGATCCCCTTTGCTATTGTTTCCTTCCTACTAGTTCAGGGAGCAGGCGTAGTATGGTGGTCTTCTCAGATTGACGGTAGAGTAAAGACTCTCGAAGCAGAGAGTCTCTCTATTGCCAGGGAAAACCGCCGTTATATTCAAGAAGTGATTATGCCTTCTTATGAAATCAATGATGCTTGGGATAACCCGCATCACAATAACTGGTTGAAATCTGGTGGTTGGAAAGATTAATTAGTGAAATCTGATTATACTATAGAACGTGTAACCAAATCCGAAGCCGCAGAGTTACTTCTGCGGTTTCATTATTTGAAGGATGTTTCCAAAACCTTTAAGTCTGGTTATAATTATGGTCTATACAAAAACAATGATTTTTGTCCACTAAACATTGGTGGTATTCAGGGAGTCTGTATTTTTACAGGTCTCCCTGTTCCTGAAATTGCACAAGGTGCTTTTGGATTACAACGTCATGAACAAGATGGACTCTTTGAACTATCACGACTCTGCATCCACCCGTCTACTCAGCAAAACGAGTATAATATCACTTCTTGGTTCGTATCAAAAGCGATTAGACGCCTTAGAAAAGAGACCAGCGTTAGGGGGATTATCTCATACGCTGATAGTGACCATCATTCTGGCACAATTTATCGTGCTTGTAACTTTCGGTATTGCGGTCTATCAGAACCAAAAAAAGATTTCTACTTTGCAGATGGAACTAAACACTCTAGAGGAAGTGTCAAAGGATCCGAGGGTGAGTGGAAAGATAGATCTCGTAAACATCGATATGTTATGATCTTTGATAAGAAACTAGATCTATTGTGGTGATCAGAGTCTAATATTTTGTCCTCTCTTGATTTTTCTACTTATTGTTTGTGTAGAACTTCCATATAACATAAGAGTTCTATTGTTAGACAAGAACTGCTGTAGATAAGATGGTCTTAATACAAATATTCCTCTCTTCTCATCGTTTACTCTAGTTTCATATTCAAAGTTAGTAACTGGAGATGTAATATCAGTTTTTGTTATCATTGTATCGAGACCACTGTCCCAAAATTGAACATATGATGATGTTGGTGCAGTATCTACTTTTGGTTTTGGTGATTTGAAATATGCATCAACAATTTGCCCCTTTGGCATAATCAATCTACCTTTACTATCTTTTACTTCTTTAGTTTCGTAGAAGCGAGTCATATTAACATCAACACCATATTTTGCCTGAGCATAATCGTAGATATCACGATCAGATAATGGCCATTGATTTCTTACATTAGTGATTCCAGCAGAGATAAGAACCACCCAATCGTGAGTTGAAAGACCATACAGTTGAACTGCAACTTGATCTGGTCTCATACCATCTCTGATATAATACTTTTGAAAGTTAGTAGTTGAGTTTTGAAAGTCATCTACTAGTTTGATTCTTCTAAATAAATTCTTTGCTAGAATATATTCGTTATCTTTATTGCGATCAGATAAAGGTGAAATATATTCAAAATTAGATAGTTCTCTAAAGTATCCCATTTTAGAATCCTACTCCTTCTACGTTTTTGGAACTATTTGACTCTGCACCATAAATCATTTGACCATCATTAAACGTAATTGGGTTTCCATTTTCATCATTACCATCATCGCTACTTTCATAATCACTAGAATAGATAGGAACCATTTCTTTGAAAGTCAAATTCATAATCATAGAAATTGGTGTTCCATCTGAATATGTTGCATAAACATTATCACCAGTATATTGAACACTCATATCACTCAAAGCACAATCTTTAAATCTATGTAAGAAAGGATGATTTTGATTTCCTTTTCTATAAGTTAGTTTGAATATGTTTGGTGTCTGTAAAAATATATCCGCGTCACCAGTTTTTTGTGCCGCCATATTTTTCTTAAAAGATCTTATAATAGACTTAACGGCAGTTGCTTCGTTTGGATCTCTTGGAGCAAATTTAAAAGAAAATCTAAATGTTCTGAGAGTTACATTATTGAAGAGTAACTCCATATTTGGATTTAGAATCTTACTATCAGACCTAGCAAGTAAAGAATTAAAAGATACATTAGCACCAAAAACATTAACTGCTTCAATTGCAAGTCTTGTTGTTGTAGCATTTTGTAGACTTTTCTGGTCACCAAAAAGTTGTGCTATTTTTGCTTTTGCATCAGCAAATTTCTTATTTGGATCATTGGGATCAGCGCCAGAAAGATCAGGTGATCCTGTGCCAGAGATGAAATCTGATACTGCTTTACCACCACCGCCCATAACAGATTGAACTGCTGAAACACCTGCTGCTGCAAATGCATTCATAGAATCATTGTCATAAGAAACAACATTAGAATCTTGAATATTGGATGGCATTGGAAGAATAATTACACCATCTTCACTCAAAACTTTTGCTTTATTTGAAACATAATTTGATACATCAAATGCTTGTCCTTCAGAAGGAGTAGGACCACCAGTTATATTGGCTCTTTTATACTTAAAGATTCTGATCTGTAAGTAATCAGTATTCTGAGTTATTGCTTCATATGGGTATCTTAAAACTCCTGTTGGTTGTGTAGACATTATATTTCCAACATATCTATTATTAACTATTTAGACGATATTTTGCAAAAGGGATCTCTTGAACATCCGCAAGTTCATATGAATAGATTTCATAGATTTGCCCAACAATTTCATTCCAGGTATATTGCCTCACTTCACCCCAGTGTAAGTTGATTCCTCTAAATCCCCAGGTGAATATATCACTTATTGCTACGAGAGGATTTTGATCATATCTGATGTTAGGAGTTTTGGGATTATATACAAAGACATAATATCTACCAGACTCTGGAACTTTACCACCCTCTTCCAATACACCTAATAATTCAATCATTAAATCATCAGGATCTTCAATCCCGACAAGATTATTCATCACAGAACGAATTCGATTTTCTTTATCGTCTGTTGGATATGCCATCAGCGGATACCTAGTTCATCTTCTGTTAGAACTTTAAATTCCCACATACGATCTTTACAGAATTCTTCTGCTGCTTTCCATTTTGCCATATTTTTGGCATACTCAGTGACTTCGTAAATATATGCTTTTGTTTTTCTTTTTTTAACTTTTGGTTCCACTGTTTGTTTTTTTGGTTTGATCTCAATCAAATATCTTTTGAGAGATCCATTACTTTCTCTAACCTTAATATAGAAGTCTGGGAAGTAACGATGAACTCGATTATCTAGAGGAGAACGATATGGTAGAGCAATTTCTTCAGATCCCCATTCAATAATATTTTCATTTAAATCACAATACATCATAAACTTTCTTTCCCAAAGTGATCTATAAATGATATTTGTTGGGTCACCCTTATATTTTTTTGAATATGATGGTTGAAATTTTCCCTTATATGACATCTAAATAACTAATAACAAAGGCTGTATTAATATTTAGAGATGCCTAATATCCCCGATATCCAAACAATTGTAGGTGATTTACATCAAGATACTGCTACAAGAGGTGGATTTGCAAGGTCAAATCAGTTCCAAGTATTCATTGGTAATGGATGGGGAACTAGTGGATCGTCGACACCCTTTCTCGACCATTTAAACATTGCACAGTTGAGACCCATTTATGGATTTGACTGGAATCAGACTTTTCAAAGAAAGTTAGCAATTAATTGCTTTTCTGCAACTCTTCCATCATCAACAAATGCAACTGGTGAGATGAAGGATCAGTTTCAGGGTGTTGTTCAAGAGTATGCACACACCAGAATTAATACTGATATTGATTTCTCTTTCTACGTCGATAGAGACTACACTATTCTTATGTTCTTTGAAGCATGGATGAACTATATTGCTGGTGGTAATAGTAACCTGTTGGGTGAACCTAGTGCATATGATCAAAATATTGATGGTAATTATTATAGGCGTTTTAACTATCCCAAATTCTATAAAAATTCTGGTGGAATATACATCACTAAATTTGAAAAGAATTATAATGTCCCTGGAGCAACAGATGTTACATATCAGTTAGTTAATGCATTTCCTAAAGCAGTTAATGCTGTTCCAGTTCAGTATGGTAATTCGGAAGTAATGCGTGTTACAATTACAATGTATTATGATCGCTATAGATTGATGAGAAAGAATGTGACTCCTATTGTATTTACAGATGGTTTTGGGAACGTATCTGCTCCAGGAAATGAAGTGACTGGTTTCTTTGGACCACCAACACCTGGGACAGTAACTGCTCCAGTGCAGTAATAAATAAAAATAACTGAATTGTATTGCAGATTATGCCTTTACCAAAAATTAGCACTCCAACATATGAATTAGAGATTCCTTCTACTGGAAAAAAAGTAAAGTATCGCCCCTTTCTGGTAAGAGAAGAAAAAATTCTAGTAATGGCATTAGAATCTGAAGACATGGGACAGATTACTAATGCCATTATTCAAATCTTGTCAGATTGTATTAGCACTCGTGGTGTTAAGGTAGAAGAACTTGCAACATTTGATATTGAATATTTGTTTCTCAATATTCGTGCCAAGTCTGTTGGTGAACAAATTGAGGTCAACGTAACCTGTCAAGATGATGGTGAGACCCAGGTTCAAACTGAGATTGATATTGATACAATCAAAGTTCAAAAAAACAAAGAGCATACTAATATTATAAAGTTGGATGATACTCTCTCAATGAAATTAAAGTATCCAACAATTGATCAATTTGTTGAAAATAACTTTGAAGTTCAAGGTGGTGGTGAAGGTGTTGATCAATCTCTTGAAATGATTTCTTCTTGTATTGAGATGATTTATAATGCTGATGAGTGTTGGTCTGCAAAAGATTCAACTAAGAAAGAAATGAATGAATTTATTGAACAGATGAATACTAAGCAATTCAAAGAAATTGAGAAGTTCTTTGAAACGATGCCAAAACTTACACATACTATTGTCGTAAAGAATCCCAATACCAAAAAAGATAATGAGGTTGTGCTTGAGGGATTAGCATCTTTTTTCAGCTAGTCATGTCACATACTAGTCTTGAGGTGTATTACAAGACGAATTTTTCCTTGATTCAATATCATAAATATTCATTAACAGAACTTGAAAATATGATACCTTGGGAGAGAGAAGTATATGTAACGATGCTTTCCCAACACATTGAAGAAGAAAACCTTAAGGCACAGCAGAATCAGTAGTGGCATTAGAAAACCAACAATCATTCCAAGCACCATCATTACCAAAAATGGGGAAGGATTCGTCTCCATTGATGAAGAGTGCCAATAAGATTAGTTTTTCGTTTGCGAAACCAAAACTGAAGACATCCAAGATGTCTTTTGTGAGAGTAAAGAAAGCACAAGCAATAAAGGCAGAAGATTTAAAAGGACCAGAAACAGTATCTACAGGATCTTTAGCAACAACTCTAACAGAAACTAATAAAATCCTTGTAGAAATTCAAAATCAGTTAGCAATTGATTTTGCTAATAGAATTGCAGAAAAGAAACAAACTTTAAAACTTTCTAGAAAACAAGTAAAGAAAAAGAAACTTGTAGCAAAAGAAGATTTTGTAGAAAGAGGAAAGGGTTTAGCTGGAAATATAAAAGATTTTGGTAAAAAAGTATTATCACCAATTAAAGGTATTTTTGATAAGATTATTGAGTTTTTAACTATAGTTGGAACTGGTATTGCCCTTAATGCTGCTTTTGAATGGTTACAAGATGAGGAAAATCAAGAAAAGTTAGTTAGAGTATTTAATTTTTTACGAGATCACTGGGAAACACTGCTTGCCATCGCAATTGGTGGTAAGATATTAGGTCTTTTATTAAAATTAAAAGGTTTATTCTCTCTTGCTCGTAGTTTAGTTAGAAGAATAGGATCTCTATCTGGAAAGAAACCACCACAACCAATAAAACCAGGAACACAAACAAAACCAGGAACACCAACACCAACAAAACCAGGAACACCAACACAAACAAAACCAGGAACACCAACACAAACAAAACCATCACCAATTCTTGATTCTAAGGGTAATCCTATTGGTGGACAACGGACTCCAAAAGGACCATTAACTGGTCCTGATGGAAGAACTAACATTCGTGACGGCAGAGAATTTGCTGGTCAAAGCGGTAAACGAT